TAGGATCCGGCAGGTTGAGCATATAATTGTAGGGAGCTGGCATGATCAGAATACCTTCAGAGCTTTGAGGGTGGCGACATTGCCAATTGACTGACCAACATTGCCCCAAGCATTGGCCTGAGCTTGCCCAGATGCTAACGCCGAACCGGCTTGTGCTGCACCCTGTTGGCCAAGTAATGTCGCGATGTCAGAGCCAGTCTGCTGGGCGGCAGCAGCTTGTCCGGCGGCCGATGCCTGACCAAGGCCGGACAATGCACCAAGTTTGCCGTATTGGGACTCGATCAGTTGGCTGAACAGTTGTGGGCGGAACTGGGCAAGTGCTGCCTGCAAGTTGCCGCCACGCAGACCACCAGTGGCGGACGCATTTTGCAGCAGCGCGTTCTCGCCCTGTTGCTGCAGCATCTGGAATTGCGGCGACTGCTGAAGTGCGTCAATGGCTTTCTGCTGTTCCGTTGCACCTCCAAGGCCGATCAGGTTCTGCTGAGCAGAGATGGCTCCAGTACCTGCTGTGATGTATGGTGAGAGTAACTTTTGGATGGCGTCAAACTGCCGCCGCTGCTCGACAATACCAGCATCACTGGTGGCAATTTGAGCCCCAGCAGCAGTTGACGCCGCTGATTCTTGCGCATCGGAAGCCATCATGCCGCTGACGACCGAACTACCAACTACTGCTACCGCTATCCAAGCCATTTTCCATCCTCCTTCACGTCAACCACAAGCACTCCGCATTTCGGTTGGTTGTTGACGTCGTATAGCGAGAGTTCATCTTCTTCCATCAGCTCTTCTTCAAGGTGTTCAGTGGAAGTCAAGTCAGTTTTGTGGATTGTGAGGCATACCACATCGCTCAGCGCGTAGACTGCGCGCTTCGTGCCAATGGCCGAGGGGACGACGTCGCCCGGTCTCAAGGTGTAGGTTGCGCCTTGGCCCACGATTTTGAGTTCACCTTGGCAACCAATGAACAGGTGCTCAGTTTTGTGGACTTTACTGACGATTGCGGTGCCGGCAGGGATGCGAATTCTCCGGCAGTACATACCACCGATAAAGAAGTGTTCAGTGTCCATTCCTGGGGCTTGTGGTAACTGTGCCATGGCTGCGTGCAGGTCGTCGATGCGCGACCGCGGCACCAAGCCAGTTTTGTGGATTTCGGCCGTAGCCAGCATGCTCGTTCTCCTTGGTAGGGACTTGTGAGCTGCTGGCGGCTCGATTGGCTCAGCTGTGGTGCATCCTACAGCGGAACCAAAGAGAAGTATACAAGTTACGTGATTTCTCGGCCAGAGGCACTGATGGTCAGTGAAGTAGCGGCCCCAGCTAAGGTGGAAATGAATCCGCCAGGTTCCAGGGTCTGTCCCACAAGTTCAGGGCAGGTGTAGCACTCACCGGCGGCAACGGACTTGGCATCGATGATCAAATTGCCGTCGCCAGCAGCCCCAGCACTTGCAACAAGGTTGGCCGAGAAGGCGACCGGACCTGCTGTGGTATTGGTCACCGTGAACTTATCGATGATCGTCTTGCAGTTTGTGGCAGTGTATTGGGTCGTCTGCGCATTCTCGGCTTGCTTACGCGGGATGATGTTCTTTACTGTGACAGTCACGTCGTTCTCCTTACCAGGTTGGGATGTAGCGGGTAGTGCCGTTGTCGTTGATAGCAACCCATTTTGTGGGATTGCCAGCGGCCGGTGCGTTGAGCAATGTGCCAATAGCAGCAGCAGCGCCATTTGCGAGCACTGCAGTTGTTTCCAACAAAATGGTTTGATTGTTCTTGAGTTGCGCAGCGACAGTGCCACCTGAGATGGCAACTCGATCCGCCTGCTGCTGAGCCATGGTGCCTAGTTGTACAGGTGGAGCCAGGTTGTCATCTTGTTGCAGAGCAGTGGGCGGCAGTGGCACGTCGCCTTCTTGCTGGAAAACTGTAGGCGAGGGTTGCACATCATCCTCAACTACGGCAGCCATAGCAGGGGCCAAGGCGAGAAGTTCAAGAGCATCGGCGATACGCTGTAGTGCATCCAAGGCTTGCTGGGCTCTGCTGCCGGCGTTCTCTGCTGTGATGTTCACCTCATTGACGAAGTCAGGAGAGATAGCATCAACTACCTTGAACAGTTGCTCGAATTGCTTGATTGCCTGGTGGTCCTTGAGGAAAACCGACAGTTGATCGCGCGTGAGATTGAGGCGTCCATTGGCCATAATTTACACCGCCAGTGCTTCGAGTCGCACTTCGAGTCGCGCGATTGAGATGAATGACTGACTATCGCCGCGGAATCTCTGCATCCTCCAGTTGCGCATGGCACCCTGCTGTAACCAAGTTACGCGCTTGGCACGGTCACCATACTTGCCAACCTTAACATACTTGTCTTGGCTCCAGGTCTCGCCATCGACTGAGTAGGATGTGCTGATCTGCGGGTCTAGTCCGAATGCGACGTGACCGGTCAGGCATACAAGCTCCAATTCATGGAAGATGGCGCCACGCCCTTCATTGTACACGATCAACGTGCCGAACTCCCAGCGCACGATCTCGCCGTAGTGCGAGGATACTGCGTCGGTCATGTAACCAATGTCGGAGCTGCTTGGGTCGCTAACGAGCCAGCGGTCGTAGCACCAGACAAGATCTTTGGCCCGATAGGCAGAGAAACCCTGAATGGCGCTAGTCAGATGGAACCAGACAGGTTCGCCCAGTACCTGTGATGCAGCGGCGTCGTAGACGAGTGTCTGGTCAGGCAACCGCACCCATAGATGTTGGTGTGCTTTGTCGTTGCGCGTCTCAAAGATAGCCTCGGCGAGTTGGTCTTCGGAATAGACCGCGAGAATTTCATCGATTTCACTTGTGCTGATCTTGATCGCCGCGGCGTTCGAGGCCAGGTAGATGCCTGGTGCCTCATTGCGCCCGCTGCCCAGGAAGGCGATCGTGTCAACAAAAATGCAGGAGCAGAAAGTACCGAGCGCGCCTTTCTGGATCTGGGCACCATCGATGCGCTGAAATGGGAAGAACTCACCACCGACGTTATCAAACACCTCGATGGTGTAGCGGTTGAGCGCGTACACCTCATTGCGCAACTTGAGCACTGCGTTGATGGGGTCAGGGTCGGCTTCTGAACTGCCGTACTTGAGCGGATTAACCTGGGTTGGGTCGTTTAGCTCAGTCACGACCAGAAACTCGCCATCGGTGGTCAGGAAATACCCGTCCACCCAGCAGAAGTCCACGACCGCACCTAGATCTGTGTCGGTCACTTGGGTCAGCGTGGCGCCATCCCAGTAGAATAGGTTGCCATCAGACGCAACGGCCAACCGGTCAAAGGAGTAGTCAAAGACAACTTGACCACTGCCGCCGACGTCGCCCAGCACTGTGACAGTGCCGTTGTTGTCGACCGTCACAAGCTTGGCGCCCATGACGCGGTAGCAGGTGCCGTTCCAGTTAATCCCGCCACGCCCAATACCTGGGCCGGTACCGTTGGCCACCAAGCCATCGGTCGGGCGCAAATACCCGTTACTGATACCCTGCTCCTTAGGCACAGGCACCAGGTTCACTGGATAGGAGGTGCGGAAGTCCGCCACCCCATCAGTGTAGATACCATTGAGCACAGGGATTTGCATGATTTAGCAGCCCTTGAAGCGCTGCACGCCGAAGGACACTGTCATGTCATCAGCCGCAGCAGCAATGGCGGCTGAATCATAGAAGCGGATGGTCGAACCGGCGGGCAAGTACAGGTCCACGGGGATAGGAATCTGGATCATGCTGTCGATGAAAGCAGTCTCGCGATAGATGCCCTGCAGGAATCCGTAACTCCTGGTTGTACTGGCCACTTGCACCGCACCTGCCGAGATATAACCGACGTCGTTGCCGTCGGGGTCTGTGACAGAAAAGCGGATCTGGCGATTGCCAACATCGGCAGAGGTGACCAGCTTTACGTTGGCGTACATCAACTTCCACATCTCACCGTCGGGCACGGTGAACGACTTGTCGCTGTCGTTGGCCGCGGCATCGAATACGCCGTAGATCGGAGCGACGACGGTGACGCCATCAGTGTAGTTCTCGTTGGGGGCAGAGCCGAATTGAAAGCGCATGGTAATCTCCTTGGGTTAGCCGACGCGGTACCACGTCTGAAGTACGGCGTCATACTTCAGTCGGAAAAAGCCATTGGCACTGAGTGAGGTTGGTTCACCGGTGACTGCCACAGCGCCATTGCCGTCCACCGTGAGTGACGTCACCAGCTGGGTGCAGTTGACCAATACCTCTTGCTTATCAACCACAGTGCTCACGGCGGGGAGTACAATCGTGCCCGCCGCGTATCCAGCGGCGGGGGTCAAGATCAGATGTACATTACCGCCTGCGGTCGATGGAGCAATCGTGACGCTGAACCCACTGGCTGACGGCGCGGCGTATTGTGTCTCGAATTGTGGCGCGTACGAGAAGGCTAGGTTGGCCTGGATGTAGGCAAGCAGCACGCTGAGCGGGGCGCGTCGAGCGTCGCCATTGCTGGCGCTGTAGATCGGGAAGTTATCGCCGGTAGCAAGTTGATCGACGGCCGAGAGTTGATTGATTTGCGGCATGGTCGCTCCTTAGTTGAATTCGATCGGGCCATCTTGGCCGGCCAGGAGCGGATCCGTGGGCGGAGTTAAGAAGGGGTTGTCAGTGTTACGCCAGGGCTTGTTACCAGCTCCAGCCGGCATAGTGCCA